ATTTCGTAGAAGCGCGGCGCCTCTGGAGACTGGACTGCAACGAGGAGCTGATAGACAAGGTCAAGCTCCCTGCGGAAGAGATCGGCGGCTTTTGAAAATCAGAGCATAAAGACCAGACTCAGAAACGATTGAAATTTCTTGCTTCCCGCCGGGGGTGTCAATTGTATTTACACCCTTTTCGTCATCATCCAAAAGCGCAACAGAAGCACGGATATTCGAGAGTTGAAGAATCTTGCCGACATCGGCAGACGAAAACCACGGGGCACCCGAAACGAGGATAGTTCTTACGGGGGATTTCTCAAATGAGAACACAGAGAGATTAGACATAAGCATGTCTCCTAACAAGGGAATTAAATCCCTGCCACCACAACGCCAAGTGTGGCGGGCAGGCCTTGCAGGTTGGCGTACCGGTGTTAGGAGCCGGCCTCCCAAAGGGAGCCTGCAAGCCCACCCATAAAAGGTGACCTGCGCGCATAAGAAAAGCCGCATGAGGCAGCTATGCGCCTAACAGTCGGGACGCCAATCCCGCGTCCGGAATCCCGGACAGGGAAAATATAGCATATTCCATTCCAACGAATCCACTTTGTTAAAATGGTCAGCACAGACTCCTGGAGGGATCGCAATGCAAAAAATACGCGAAGAGGATTGGCTACAGACGAAGATTAATGGGGCTCTTGCGGATTATGTCCGGGCATCTGAATTTAAGCCGACTGAAGAAAGAGCCCTAACTGCCGTTACTATGGTTAAACACCTCTGGGCGATTTGTTTCTGGGGCAGTTGGATATTTTTTATTGGGTTGGGAAGTCTGCTTCTTCTTATCCTCCATCTGCACGCCACTCTTTAATCTCTCGGCATCAAGGGAAACTCACGCTGAGGCTCCCGTCCCGACGGATTTCACCCACTTCCTGATATCGTCTACCTTGAACCTCGTGCACTTTGGGCTGAGGCGCACGGGCTGAGGGAACGAGGGATCTTCCTTCACCTTTTTCCACACGGTGCTTTCCCCAATCGAGAGCATGGCCGCGGCTTCTTTCACATCCACCATCAGTAACCCCAGCGGGGGGATTGTTCTGCCACGCTTCCTCATTTCTCGCTCTCCTTAAGGCCTTTGCCCTCAGAGGGGAAGAAGTCCTCCGCCTGATCAATCAGAGCCTTCAACCGCTCGCACGTCTCTTTATCTTTCAGCACGTAGTCGCCCTGCAGCGTGTTGAAAGCCCCAACACGGATCAGCAGTTTCGGGTTGCCATTCCCGATTTCAATTGAGAATTTCGCTTCACACATTTTGTTCTCTCCTCTCTCCAAGATTCATGAGCTTCCTATACTGGCTGTCGACCTCCGCGAGGAATACCCGGCAAGCCTCAAGCGTCCCCGCAAGATGTTCGGGGGCGGGTTCATATCTCCGGATAAAAAGCGTGAGCTCCGGATTCTTTGCCTCAAGCCGCGGGTCATAGTCAACATAGTCGCACCATTTCCTGCCA